TTCGGAATAAACGAGCTCAGGGTACTCATTCTTATGATTTTCGAGCTCGCGGCGTAGGTCAGCCACACCACCGTATTCGGCGACGTAGCCAACGTAACACCAAGGGAGGTCCTTTAACGCAGCGTTGAAGTTTCTACACAAAAGTTTCATGCAGAAGTCGGTCATAACGCCAGCTATGTAAAACAGCCTACATTTACCGGCTTTTATTGAGTCCACGGGGGTGAGCTCACTCTTCAAGGAAGCGGTATAGGGTTCGATCCAATTGAAATAGTAGCTATACCAAAGGAAATCATGCAACCAACGTAGGTGACTAGGATGGTTGTAAAAATCACGTTTGGTCTTAAAAAGCTTCTTCCAGGAGAAACCGGGAGAAGCAGACATATTGACGTTTAGAGGGACGTCGTACTCCCACCAGGAACGGAAGTGATGATAGTATGATTCATTAAAGAAATGAACACATGTATTAGCATCCTCATCGGATAAGGAGCACCAGGGGAGATCAAAGTGTTTGAACTTGCTCAGTTCAAAGTAACTTTCATCATCCTGGAGGTATGCAAGGTTTTTCAGTGCAGCTCCGTAATCTCCACCGTAGTTCCGGAACTGTTTGTCCGAGTCGATGGGGATTGGGCCGATGTTTTCTTCGGTTGTGCCCTGCGATTCCGCAGGGGTCTGGACGAAGCGGGAATAGTCGCCCCACCAGTAGATCCCGGGCGGGGCTTGTACACTAAAAAATGAACCATTAATATACGAGTCCATCTAGTCTTACGCCATTCCACGTCACCACACACGATACCGACGAGGTATGGCTTTCCGTTAGTGTATTGAAAGACAGGGGTGCCAGAGGACCCTTCGTCTATGTCAGTACACATATCGGAATAGACATACAGAGTGTGGCCTTCGGAGCCGCCTTTGGTCAAATAGCCATGTTTCTTGGATGAAAAAACGCCAGTTTTCCATATACCAACGAGCGTCTTTAAAGGGTCGTAGGGCGCAGTCTCCATCAGACTCATCCGGTTGTCCGGAATATTGAGGAGTAGTGCGTCGAGAGGACGGAAGGTTTCAACTCCTTCGTCGACGACGACGTGGCCCAATGGCGAAGCAGAGTGCTTGAACTTTTTCCAG